CTGAGGGCGACAACACCGACGTAGTTGTCACTGCTGGCTGGCGCTGCAACGGCGCTGACGGCGACTACGCCTCTACGGTGTACGGCACCTGTTCATTCCCCGCGCCCGAGGGCTCCTTCACGCCCTATCCAGACCTGACGCAAGACATGGTGCTGGGCTGGTGCTGGGACAACGGCGTGAACAAGGACGCAACTGAAGCTGCGGTGCAAAGTTTGATCGACAACCAGATCAACCCGCCCGTCGTGCAATTGCCGCTGCCATGGTCATCCGCCCCGCAAACGGCCTGATTGGCTGGACCCTTCGTCGCACGGGCTTCGCGGGCGTAACGCTCCCGTGGGGCATCTACATCTTGCCCGAGCGCTTGCAAGATGCGAGACTTGTGCGGCATGAACAAGAGCACGCTAGGCAGATTGAAGAGCACGGTGTGATCGGGTTCTACGCCAAGTATCTGTGGTTTACCCTCCGCCACGGATACCGTAATAACCCCCTGGAGGAACAAGCCCGAAAGGCAGAAGACAAATGAACGAACCCAAGATCACTCTCTCCGATCTGTCTGTCAACGACATGAACGTGCTGCTCGCCGGTTTGGGCAAGCTGCCGCTGGACGCTGCGTACCCTGTGTTCGTGAAAGTCAAGGCGCAAGCTGAAGCGCAGATCACGGCACCCGAGCCCGCTGGCCTGAGCGATTGACGACGCAAACCCACCACTCACTTACACAAGGGTGCCTCATGACTGACGACGACTTCCGCCGCCTGGAGGGCAAGGTGGACAAGCTGGGCGACGCGATTCAGCGTTTGATCCTCATTGAGGAGCGCCAAAGCTCGCAGGGGGAGCGCATCGGCCGCGTTGAGCAGCGGGTGGCGGCGGTGGAAACGGCCGCCTCAAAAACCGACCGCATGGTGCAGATGTGGATCAATCGCGGCATCGGCGTTTGGGGTCTAGCGGTGGTTGTTTTCACCATGGTTCAGTTTGGTTCCAAGTTCCTGGAGCGATGATGGCTTGGTCAGACGTACTGAAAGCGATCATCCCCATCGTGGTGGCCTGTATCGCATGGCTGCTGGGGCAAGTGAACTCTTTCTCTGAGCGTCTGACCAAGATCGAAGGCAGCATGCCTGCGCTCATCACCTCTACCGGTGTACCAACTGACAGCCCCCTGTCTGCCGAGAAACGTGCCATCCTCAAAGAGCAGTTGATGAACCACATCAATGAGCTTCAGGTCAAGGTCCGGCTGCTTGAAGAGCGCGAACGTATCAAAGGAGCCAAGTGATGTTTGAGTCGCTGATCGGTGGTCTGTTTGGCGGTTTGCTTCGCCTCGCGCCAGAGGTGTTTAAGCTCTTTGACAAGAAGAATGAACGGGCGCATGAGCTTCGCATGGTTGAAGCCGAGATGGAGTTTGCCAAGATCCGGGGTGAGATCGCCATGCGGCAGGTCGAAGCGCAGATGACGATGGCCGAGATGGACACGATGGCTCAGGCGTTCAAGGAGCAGTCCGAGACCGCCAAGAATGCCGGGTGGTTTGTCTCTGCAATCTCAGCGCTGGTGCGCCCGATGGTCACTTACGCCTTCCTGGCTCTGTACGCCTCTGTGAAGATTGCTGCTTTCCTGATTGCCATAGAACAGAACGGCAACTGGAAGGAGGTCTTGGTCACGATGTGGGGCGCAGATGACCTTGCTGTCTTCAACATGATCATCTCCTTCTGGTTTGTCGGACGGGTGTATGAGCGGTCCAGCAAGTGAGGCGATAGACATCGCTGCTGCTCTGTGCCGCCCTTTTGAAGGGCTACGGCTGAAGCCGTACATCTGCCCGGCGGGCTACCCCACAATTGGCTATGGAACCGTTTTCAAGCCAGACGGCACCAAGGTGACGATGGAGCACCCCGAGATCACCAAGGAGACCGCTGAGGAGTGGTTGGTGCATGAGTTGAGGGTGACCTACCTGGCTGGTGTTTTGAAGGCCTCTCCGGGCCTCCTGGTGCGTCCGCGGGCCCTCGGCGCCATGACGGACTTCGCCTACAACCTGGGTGTGGCCAGGTATCGGGCCAGCACGCTGCGCAAGCGGGTGGATGCCGGCGACTGGGAAGACGCCAAAGAGCAGCTCATGCTCTGGGTGCGCGGCGGCGGGCGGGTGCTGCCCGGACTGGTGAAGCGTCGCAAAGCCGAGGCCGCGCTGCTGTGAGCCAGGACTATCACAATGCCGTCTTTCCCCCTACAATCTCTTTCGGGTTACTGCGCCTGCAGTGACCTCACTGGCTCGCCTCGGCGGGCCATTTTCGTTTGAGGGCTTCTCATGGCAACCACGCTTACCAACAATCCCTTCGATACCCAGCAGCCTGCAGGGTCGGGCAATGGGCTTGTCGGCGGTGCCATGGGCAGCGCCAGTTCCAGCGGGTCTGCGGCGGCGCCTGCTCCCGCACCGACTGCGCCCGGCCGCGCTGCGCAGTTCACCGCCCAGCAGCGCGAGATCAACCGCCAGACCGAGACTGCGGCCGGGCAGGTTGAGAGCCTGCTGGCCAAGGACAACCCGCTGATGCAGCGTGCTCGCACGCTGGCCATGCAGAACATGAATCAGCGCGGCCTGGTCAACAGCTCCATGGCTCAAGGTGCCGGAGTGGCGGCCATGGTCGATCGGATTACTCCGATCGCTCAGCAGGATGCGCAGACCTACAGCAACCAGGCGTTGACCAACCAGAAGTACGTCAACGAAGGTGGCATGTTCAACGTGGGCGAGGAGAACAAGTTCGGGCTGCAGCTTGGCGAGCAGACGTTCGAGCGCGGCGAGAACGAGGCTGGTCGCAAGTTCCAGACAAGTGAGCGCGCGGCGTCGCAGGCGTTCACTGCTGAGCAGACACGGGCCACTCAGAATTTCAATGCGGCGCAGTCTGAGCTTGACCGGGCGCTGCAAAACTCTCTGGCCGACAAGTCGATCGAGGCTCAGCAAGCGCTTGAGCTGGCGCGTCAGAATTTCCAGGGCGCGCAGGCCGAGTTGGATCGGATCAACCAGAAGACCATGCAGGAAAGCCAGCAGGCTTTCCAGTCCACTCAGAACAACCTGGACAGACAGCAACAGTCTCAACTGCAGACGGCGGCGCAGTCGTTTCAGGCCACTGAGAGCGAGAAGAACCGCGCGGCCGAAATCATGCTGGCCGACAAGAACATCACGGCCCAGCAGGCGCTTGAGATTGCGCGGCAGGCGTTCCAGTCCGAGCAAGCTGGACTTGATCGACAGCAATCCGTCACGTTGGCTCGCGAATCTCAGACCTTCCAGGCTACGCAGGCTGAGAAGGACCGCGCCCAGGAAATCATGCTGGCCGACAAGAACATCACGGCCACGGCAGCGCTGGAGAAGGCTCGGCAAGATTTCCAGGCCGGCGAGGGCATCATCAATCGCGCATTCCAGGCTGGAGAGTCGGCTCTGGATCGTGGTCAGCAACTCTCGCTCCAGACTGCACAGCAGACATTCCAGTCTGCACAAGCCGAACTTGACCGCGCTCAGCAAGTTGCCCTCACTGACAAGAGCATTGCCGCTCAAGAGAAGCTCCGCGCCGCGCAAGAGAAGCACGATTCCGCAGAGGCTGCGCTTGATCGGATTCAGCAGAGCAAGATTTCTGACAATCAGATCGCTGCTCAGAAAGCGCTTCAGACCTCTCAGGAAAAATTTCAGGAAGCACAAGCTAATCTTGATAGAGCTCAGCAGGTCGCGCTGGCCGACAAGAGCATCGCCGCTCAAGAGAAACTGCAAGCGGCGCAGCAGACATTTCAGGGCGCGCAGGCAGGCCTTGACCGCCTGTCGCAGCAAGTCATGCAGACTGCACAGCAGACATTCCAGTCTGCGCAGGCCGAACTTGACAGGGCTCAGCAGGTTGTGCTCAACGACAAAAGTATTGCTGCTCAGGAAAAGCTGCAAACGGCACAGCAGAACTTCCAGTCTGCTCAAGCTGGCCTTGACCGCTTGCAGCAAACAATTTCGCAGAAAGCACAGCAGGACTTCCAGGCTACGCAGGCCAACCTTGATCGCTTGCAGCAGGCGAGTTCGCAGAAAGCACAGCAGGACTTCCAGGCTGCGCAGGGGTTGCTTGATCGTGGACACCAGGAGGCGATGACGCGGCTGCAGAACACGCTTTCTCAGTCCGGTGTCGGAAGCTCGTTTGCGGCCAATCTGACGTCGAACACCGCGAACGCGATCAATGCTGTCATAGGCGACGGCACCATGGATGCGACAGCAAAGGGACAGGCTATTGACAACATCATTGCCAATGCCAATAGCTCGCTGTCATGGGCGCAGACTTTCTACGGAACGCAGATGACGCCCATCGTTCGCGGAACCACCCCCTCTCCGCTTCCTCCTGCTACTCCGACTCCTGCTCCGACTCCTCCGCCGCCAGTCAACACTCCGGTTACAGACCCGCGGTATGTTGGCCCGCCCCCTCCACAACCCACCGCCGCACCCACTCCTGCCCCGACAGCAGCACCTGTTCCCACGCCCACACCGGCTCCAACCCCGACTCCGACGCCCGCGCCTACGCCTCGACCCACACCGGCTCCAACTGCCGCGCCGTGGAGTGAGCGTCCAAAGAAAGGAGAAAGTTGGAACGGGGTAACTTTGCCGGGCGGTTTCACTATGCCTAAAGACTGGGACCAGAAGTACAACTACCCAGCTAGGCTTAAGTTCTTCAATGACAACGGCTTCACCCCCGACATGATCAAGTATGTTGATCCGGAAGTCACAGACGAGGTCATCGATATTTGGCGCAAAGACGGCTACAAATTCTGATGACCAAGATCGTCTGCCGCAAGGCCACCTACCGCGACATCACCGCGATTGTGGACATCGCGGTGGAGTCCGTCATGCGCGATCCGCTGCCGGTCACTGTGGATCGCGAGGCGATGCGTGAGATGGCCATGCAGTGTTTGAATCCGGCGCACTTCATGTGGGTGGCCGAGGACGAGGCGGGCAACGTGGTGGCTTCGGTGGCGGCGATGACGCAGAAGTCGTTCTGGTATCGAGGCTTGCAGTGCTCGGTGCTGCTGTACTACACACGCCAGCCTGGCGCTGGCGCGGCCCTGCTGCGCGAGTTCGCCAGGTGGATGAAGTCGCGATCGGGCATCAAGGTGGCGGTGCTCGAGCTTGAGCCCAACGTCGACCTGCGGCTGGTGCGCTTTCTCAAGCGCCTGGGCTTCGGTCGCAAGTCGATCAACATGACGTATGTGAGAGGAACCTGAAATGTCGAAGGTCGTCAAAGGTATTGGCCGTGCGGTCAGCAAG